ACCAAGCTAACGAAGCTGTTGTTGCGGAATTACTTACAACGGCACTCATCAGTGAGAACGGCGCTAGCGCGTACAGCATTACAGTAACTACGGCAAACTCAACTAACGTTGGTCTTACGGCCTCTAGCACAAACGTCAGCACAGATCGTGTGACAGTGTTGGCTGTTTACGTCCCAAGTGGGTGGGCAAGTGTCGGTACACTTACACACTTGACAAGCACTGGTGACAGTACAATCACGGGTCTGTCGGGTACTCCGGCGGCCATCCTGACCTTACCCACAAAGAAGACTGCTACGGGTTCGGGTAACACGGACGCCGATGGTTTGTTCGGCTTGGGCTGCGCGTCCAATGATGCCACGACTATTGACCAAGGTGGTTTGTTCTGTGTGTCGGATGACAACGCAACCACCCCAACAAATAAGTCGCAAGCTTCAAGCTCACAAGTAATTCGTAATCTTTCTACTTCGGGTAGTGCAACAGGTAACACCACAGGTGCTGTAACTTCGTGGGCGTCTGATGGACTGACTGTAAACTTTGCTACGGTCTCAGGTAATGCGGAGCTAACAGCTTATCTAGCCTTTGGTGAGAATGGCGCTGCCCCGGAACCCACAGCCGTAGAGTCTATAACTGATCCTATGGTGGATGGCAGCACCGTAACCATGGTATGGGACTCCACAGCATCGGCTGTCACAGGTGTGACTGTTGGAGGCGTAGCTGTCACGCTTAGCACTAATACATCTTCGGGTGGCACGTTTACACTTTCTCTTGGAGATCGTCGTTATGGACCCAATGACGTTGTAGTCACAAATGCTGCGGGTCTTACGACCACTCTTGAAGGTATACAACTTGATCCGCCAGCTACCAAAGTATATGTAGACTTAAGCAACAGTCTTGTCGGAACATCTAATAGGCAAGAGACAAGTGCGACTGATCTAGTGGGTGGAGAGCAGGCAGAGTATAGTAACCCTGTCAATGCCACTCTTGCAAACTGCTACGTTGATCCCTCTGGTTGGCTTGCTTGTGACCCTACAAATCCGGCTATAGCTTGTTCATTTGACGTACGATATCATGACGGTATTGTGTGGGGCACGAGTGCTACGGTAACATTTGCTGTTACTACAGCGACGGCTCCTTCAGTTATTCGTAGGCGTGATGGCCGGCGTGGTCGGTCTAGTGCAAGGACGTTGAACATTGGACGAGGCTAAACGAGAACTATTGATCTCTACGTTTCGCGATGACATGAATCGCTGGCGTAGTCGATCCCTATTTGTAGAGACCATCTACGCATCGGTGATTGCCAATGGTACAAAGCCTGTGTTTACCCTTCGAGAGACAGACCATCCGGACGGGTATCTCTCACTTAAGAAACTTTATCTTTCAGCTATGGACCCGACTGAGTACCGCTTTGCGGTCTCCGTGTTTGGCTCATATGAGTGTTGGGAAAACCTTTGTGAATGTGACTGGTTCAAACCCCACGTTACAATTTGGCGCAAAGAGTTATCTCTATTGTTGCAGGCTATCTCACTCGATCATGTATCCGGAGCTACAGACGCTTTGGCGCTTACTAAGCATAAGTGGCTTTACGAACAATATCGTGCGCTTGACGGAGATGCCCCGAAGCGGTCAAAGAGAGGTCGGCCTTCTAAGGAAGAAGTCCAGCGTATCGCTATTGAACATGCCCGCGCTAAGTCTGTTACTAATGAAGACGCCGAAAGGTTGGGGTTGACCGTTGTCAAGTAAAGCAACATCGGCCCACGATATGATCCGCCTTGCGGCGGAATCGGATCTTATCAAGTTTATTAAGTTGGTTGCTCCACACCGTGTGCTTGGGGCAGTCCACGAAGATCTTTGTATGTGGTGGACTAAGATGGATTCTAAGTCACACCAGCTTGTGCTGATGCCGCGTGACCATCAGAAGTCGGCCATGATGGCGTATCGTGTAGCGTGGGAGATTACACGCAACCCGGCTATTACAATCCTTTATATCTCGTCAACTGCCAACCTTGCAGAGAAGCAGCTGAAGATGATTAAGGATATCTTGACTAACAAGATCTACACGCGCTATTGGCCCGACATGATCCTTCCAGATGAGGGCAAGCGTGAGAAGTGGACTAACTCTGAGATCTCAGTTGACCACCCGAAGCGAAAGCTTGAGGGTGTTCGTGATCCCACCGTATTTACGGGGGGCCTGACAACTAGCCTCACGGGGCTGCACTGTAACGTAGCGGTACTGGATGATGTCGTCGTACAAGAAAACGCGTACACCGAAGAAGGACGAGAAAAAGTCAAAGCGCAATATTCGCTCCTTGCGTCGATTGAAAGCGCGGATGCGAGAGAGTGGGTGGTAGGAACACGCTACCATCCAAGTGACCTTTACTCGGAACTCCTTGACATGGAGGTTATTGAATATGACCCTACGTCGGGAGAAGAGACTGGTTCGGATTATGTATATGAGGCTTTCGTTCGTGTTGTGGAAGATGCTGGTGACGGTCGTGGTGAATTTTTATGGCCGAGACAACAGCGTGCGGACGGTTCTTGGTTCGGCTTTAATAGCTCTATTCTTGCGAAAAAGAAAGCGCAATACTTAGACAAGACACAGTTCTTTGCTCAGTATTACAACAACCCAAACAGTCACGAGAACTCCCGTGTTGATCCGACACGCTTCCAGTATTACGAACGTTCGTTGGTTACCCGCTCGGATGGCAAGTGGCACGTCAAAGGCAAGCCCATTAACTTGGCAGCCGCTATGGATTTCGCTTTCTCAGTCTCATCTAGAGCAGACTATTCTTGTATCGTGGTGGCCGGTGTGGACTCTGACGGGCACATCTACGTGCTTGACATAGACCGATTCAAGACTGACAAGATCTCGGAGATGTACGAACACATTCGTGCTCTACACGCCAAGTGGGACTTCCGAAAGATCCGTTGTGAAATGACTCAAGCTCAAGCGGCGGTGGTTCGTGAAATTAAGAACCAGTATATCAGGCCCGAGGGTCTGTCTCTTTCCATTGACGAGTACTATCCGACTCGGCATGAGGGGTCTAAGGAAGAACGAGTGGCAGCGAGCCTTGAGCCTCGATACGAAAACCTTTCGGTGTGGCACTATCGTGGAGGCAACTGCCAGCTATTGGAAGAGGAACTTACTGCATCCAAGCCGGCACATGACGATATTAAAGATGCCTTTGCTAGTGCAGTCTCAGTGGCAGTCACGCCGCTACAAGGTGCACGGCGGACGAAGCCCCGACTACAGCTAGTCGGACATTCCCGGTTTGGAGGAGTAGCAGCTTAATTTATGTCCGGAAGAACATTAGACATCTACGAGTATCTTCAACCGGATGCCTTGGCCGTAGCCATCGCAGAGAAAGACCGTGTGTGGAGATCGGCTCGCGATAAGAAAGAACAAGAGTGGGTCGAACTTCGTAACTACGTATTCGCCACTGATACTACAACTACAACCAATGCCTCGTTGCCGTGGAAGAATAAGACGACACGTCCCAAGCTCTGTCAGATCAGGGATAACTTGCACGCCAATTATATGGCGGCTTTGTTCCCGAATGATAACTGGTTCCGGTGGGAAGCCCGTGATGAAGCGGCCACTAACAAAGATAAGTCTAAGGCCATCGTTGCTTACATGGGTTCTAAGTTGCGGGAGTCTGGTTTTGAAGAGACCGTCTCCCGCCTTCTTTTCGACTTCATTGATTATGGAAATGCCTTTGCAGACGTGGAGTATGTAGATGAACGCAAGAACATCAATGGACTCCAGTATGATGGGTTCGTGGGTCCGAGGCTTGTACGAATCTCCCCGTTTGACATCGTGTTCGACCTTACTGCCCCCTCATTCTCGTCCACACCTAAGATTACGCGGACACTCGTTTCTATGGGGGATATCATCAAGCGGGTCGGGACAGACCCTAAGTGGGCCGTATTCGGTCCGGAGATGCTTTCTAAAATCCAAGCTAACCGAGACCACGTTCTTTCATTACGCAACTCCGACCACCGCAAGTTCAGTGGTTTTGTAGCGGATGGCTTTGGTTCCCTCAGTGACTACTACAGTTGCGGTATGGTGGAGATCCTAGAGTTTGAAGGTGACCTTTATGACAAAGCCACAAACTCACTTTATCCCGACCATTACATCGTCGTGGTTGACCGCGCGTATGTGGTACACCAGGGACCGATTGAGAATTGGTTTGGCACTTCTACTAAGCGCCACGTTGGATGGAGATTCCGCCCCGACAACCTCATGGCGATGGGACCGCTCGATAATCTGGTAGGAATGCAATACAGGATAGACCACCTTGAAAACCTCAAAGCTGACGTGTTCGACCAGATTGCCCACCCTCTCGCGAAGATCACAGGTTACGTTGAGGAATGGGAATATGGTCCGGGTGAGCGCATCTATATGGAGCAAGATGCCGATGTCGAATTCGTACGTCCGGACACTACGGCTCTGAATGCGGACTTCCAGATTGACCGTCTTGAGTCGGAGATGGAAGAGATGGCGGGCGCTCCTAAGAACGCTATGGGTATCCGTACCCCCGGTGAGAAGACTGCCTTTGAAGTTCAAAGCTTGGACAATGCCGCCGGCCGTATCTTCCAAAGCAAAGTGTCTTATTTTGAGAAGCACTTTATTGAGCCGCTTCTTAATGCGATGCTTGAAACGGCTCGCCGGAATGTGGATTCGGCTGACCTTATTCGGGTTATTGATGACGATATTGGTGTTGTGGAGTTTATCACGATTACTCCACAAGTCCTTAAGTCTCGTGGTCGCGTTGTCCCAATGGGCGCGCGACACTTTGCTATGCAGAATCTTTTGGTTCAAAACCTAACAACTTTGTCGGGCACAGGGGCCTACCAAGATCCTACCGTGTCCGTACATTTCTCTGGATTCAAGATTGCTAAGCTGCTTGAGGATAACCTCGGGCTTAGCCAGTACAATGTGGTACAGCGCAACATTCGTGTTGCGGAACAAATGGAAACTCAGAACATGACACAGATTGCAGCGCAAGAGTTGCAAGTTAATGCCATGACACCTACAGACTCATTGGAGCAACCCGGTGGACCAACCGAAGTTGAAGCTGACCAGACCCAAGCGCCTCCGGCGTAAGCCCCAAGAACAAGACAAACCCCTTAAGCCCGGAGAACTAGTAGCCCATGAACTTTGGTTCCGAGAATGTAAGTCAGACGAAGATCGAAAGCGAAAGGCCGAGTCCCTTCGGCATTGCCTTTGGTTGTTTGATGAGCTACGAGGAATACTTGAGGGACGTTACTCAAGCTTGGGTAAAGTGTCTCGACGGGATTATGGAAGCGGTAGCTGGCTTGCCGAACAAGCCCACCGAAACGGACAACTAGAAGAGGTCGAGACCATTTGGACCATTCTACCACACTTGACCACAGAGGAGTAAGAGACTATGCCCGGTGAGACCACAACCGGAAGTGATGTGATTGGCTCAGTTGCTAATGGAAGCGGGAACGACATTCTTGCGACATTGGTAGGTGAGGGCCGCAAGTACAAGACAGTAGATGACCTTGCGAAGTCGCGAATTGAGGCTGACTCGTTCATTGATAAGATCAAAGGAGAGAATCAAACTCTTCGAGATCTTCTTAAAGAGTTGACCAAACAAGAAGACGAGCAGGCCATTGAAGCTAGGCTTGTGGCAAAACGTGCGAAAGAAGAGCCGGTAAACCAAAGCTCAACACCGAACAAGGCAAACGGACAGCCCGGAGCCACGTTCGATAAGAGCGCCGTCTATGAAGCCGTAAGAGAGTATTCAAAGGACGAACGGGAAACCACCAACCAAAACCGTACCAACCAGATCCTTGCGGAGATGTTTGGAGATAAGGCGGTTGTGGAAGTGGCAGCCCGTGCTAAGCAAAAGGGAGTTACGGGAGATGTTCTTAAGAGCGTTGCCCGGACAAGCCCTGATGCGTTCTTTGCGATGCTTGGAATTGAAGTAACGCAAGAGTCTGCGGGTACAAAGCAAGGTTCCTTTGCCGGTAAGGGTTCGCACAATGCGGACGCCAATGCCGGTAATGGTGCCAAGTCCGACGTGCGTAACCAGTCTTACTACGACAAGTTGAAGACTGAGATGGGAGTTCGTAAGTTTGTCCTTGACCGGGCACTTCAACTCCAAATGCACAAGGACATGCAAGCCCAAGGCGATTCGTTCTTCTCATAACTTGATCTATAACCACAACTCTATAAGGGAGCTAAAGTAATGTCCATTACAACAGCAAATACTTCAGCCCTGCGTCGTGCCAATCTTTGGGCGGCTCAGCTGAAGGAAGTGTTGCAGGACGAGCTTATGGCTCAGGCGTGGGTTCGTTGGTTGACGGATTTTCCGGACGGTGATACTTTCAATATCCCGTCGATTGGAGAACTGAGTGTTCGTAACTATGCGGAGAATACTCCGATTGTGTACGATGCTCTGGATACCGGCAACTTTACGTTCACCATCACTGAGTACGTCTCGTCTGCGACTTACATCACGAAGAAGGCGATGCAAGACATGTTCTATATGAACGAGCTTGTGTCGAGCTTCGTGCCGAAGCAGGCACGTGCGATTGCCGAGAAGCTTGAGACCGACATCTTCGCCCTTGCGGCGGCGGGTGCCTCGGGTGGGCAGACAGGCAGTGCGACGAACTCGATCAACGGTGCGGCTCACCGCTTTGTTGGTACGGGTACTAGTGAGGCGATTGGAGTCGCTGACTTTGCGCGTGCGCGTCACTCTCTGAAGAAGGCCAATGTGCCGGATCAGAACCTCGTGGCGATTGTCGATCCGTCGGTTGAGTATTCGATCAACACAATCACGAACCTTACGAACGTGTCGAACAACCCCATGTGGGAAGGCGTCATTACGTCGGGTATTGCGAGTGGCCGTAAGTTCGTCAAGAACATTTACGGGTTCGATGTGTACACTTCTAACTATCTGCCGAAGTCTCAGAACGAGACCATCGGTGGCCTGACTACGGCTGCTGGCGTTGCCAACATCTTCTTCAGTGCTACCCCGGACCTCGTGCCGTTCCTCGGTGCGTGGCGTCAGATGCCGGAAGTGGATACGGAGTACAACAAGGACTTCCAGCGTGAGGAGTATCTCACTACTGCGCGCTATGGTCTGAAGGTGTTTCGTCCGGAGAACCTCGTGGTTGTCCTGACTGACACCGATGTTGTGTCCTAATCTAACAACGAGGAGTAAATAACTCATGCCTAAGAATAGCTCATGGGTCAACTCTGATGGCCTCGTTGTGGGGTTTGGTACCCAGACTTCGACGCAGTATAGCCCGGCGATTATCAGCGACGCGGGTTCGGAGCGGGTTATGCACCTGCCGATCCCGGCGATGGCTTCGCTCGGTACAGATGCGACGACTGGTACGGGTATCTATCAGGCTCAGAACTGGATGAATGCGGCGATGATTCCGGGTGGTGCAATTGTGACGGAAGTCAAGATTGTTACCAAGACGGGTTGTACGTCAGGTGGTGCGGCCGATCTTCTGATCGGTACGTACACCATTTCGTCCACAACGGGTCTGCTGGTTGCGGTTGATGCGGACGGTCTTCTGGCGGCTGGCGATGCGGCTCTTGCCGATTTCGACACTGCGGGTGAGACACGTACGTATGCAATTGCTGCTGGTGCAGCGCAGCTTGGTAAGACAACGGTGGGTGCTAACCCTGTTACAGTCGCTCCGACCTATGTGACGGCGGCTTATACAGCTGGTGCCCTCGATGTTTACATCAAGTTCGTGGTCTAATCCCCACATACGATAACGGAAAGGGGGAGGGGTTTCTCTCCCCCGATCCGATAACAAAAGGTAAACTATAATGCCTAATCCAATGCAAGCCGTCAAAGCAGTTAAAGCTGCCAAAGCTGCGGCCAAGATGAAGATGGCTATGAAGACAGTAGGCCACCAAGCATCAATTCAGAATACTGCTAAGGTTACTATGAGTCAACAGTCATGGTATGGAAGTAAAGGCTTTGGTCTAGAGGAAGGTTACAATCCTTACAATTCCTCCGGCGCAAAGGTAGCTGCTGTACGCACGTGGGCACAAAAGGGAACAGGAACTTCCGCACGTATGAATGTCGGAGGCAAGTCCCTCCGTTCTAAGCGTCTTGACGCTACATACAACATCGGACGTAGCAAGGGCTTCGATCCGTATAACACACACCCTACGTATGCCAAGGCAGGACAACTTGCTGGTGCCACTGTGCGAAAGAAAAAGAAGTAATCAAGATGGACGGATCTCAAGAACACAAAGAGTCCATAGTCACGCTTACTGAGGAACAGATTGACCACATTGCGGAGCGTGCAGCGGAGCGTGCCCTTGAGATTGTCTATGCCGAAGTGGGTAAGAACGTTCTTAAGAAACTGGCGTGGCTAGTCGGAGCCGTGATTGTGGGCCTAGCCCTGTGGCTTGCGGGAAAGAATAACCTACCGGGAGTGGGTAACTAAGACTATGGCAAAGCTTACACTCAATGATATGGCGGCTGGCTATAACACAGCCACCGCTTTCAACGCTAACAACACGCTGATTGAAACAGCTGTCGAGAATACGCTTTCTCGGGATGGCACTACGCCTAACGAGATGGAAGCGAATCTCGATATGAACTCCCATAAGATCATCAATCTTGACGCCCCTTCGGCCGCCACGGATGCGGCTCGATGGGTTGATGTCACAGACTCGGTAGAGCTTACGGGCACGGCTGTTCCGGCTCTCACAGGTAACTCCCAAAAGTTCTTAGGAACGGATGGGTCTACACTGGGGTGGAAGAATTTTTATGACCAAACCTCTGCGGAAAGCGCGGCGGGTGTCACCCCGACCTACTACAAGTACCCTCCGTATGATCTTATGCGATACGGTGCGGTACTTGATGGGGCTACCAATGATGGTGCTGCTATCCGCAACTGGGTGTTAGCATCTAGCCAAGCGGGTGCTGTCGGTACGTGCTCTGGAGCGGGTACCGCTTTGTGTACATCTTTCACTACTGTGGATACCACAAATAGTGTCCGCCTCAATGCCCCGGGCTTGACCATCAAGGGACCAGTTTCGACAACCCGGTTCCTTTCTCCGGGTGGTAGTACGGTTGACATCCGTAATATCACCTTTGATCGTTGGTCTAACGTACTAGACCGCCAGTCAACAGACTCGGGTAGTATCACACGTTTCCGTTTCTCGGATAACGTGGTCACGGGATGCACAGCCGAAGCTGTCAACATTGAAATTCCAATTGCCCAGTATTGGATTCACGATAATAGGTTCTACTCCAACACAGGTGGTTACGTCATTCGTATTGGTGAGAATACTTATGCTTCTCAAGATACGTGGCTCAAAGGTTCTATCAAGAACAACAAGATTAAAGACACAACCGCGTCTAGCACAACCTCTGCGGTTGCGATTCTGGTGTACGGACGTGAGGTACAGATTGAAAGCAACATAGTAGATACGGTTACCGCTGCTTCCGGTGAAGCATGGGGCATCTACACTAAGGTACGCTATGGCGTAATTAAGAGCAACCTTGTTCGTAGCGTTGACAGTACGTCAAGCACAGACATCGTTGGCATTAATGTTAAGGGTGCTGGACGAGGTGTTACCTCTGGCCCGCAAGGCTTCAGTGTTGTTTGTTCGGATAACCAAGTGCTCAGTATTGGGACTGGGGGCACTGATGGCAATGGTATCCGTGCCCAGACTGACGACGTGTTGATCCACCATAACTTTGTTGAAGATGCAGGACTACTCGGTATCGTTGTTGATGAATCCGCAGGTTCTAGCAACGTTACCGTAGACCACAATATTGTGCGTTCCGGTACTGCTGCCTCTCGTATCGGAGTTTATATCGCCACTAGCGGTACGGGAATTAAGGTGGTACACAACACCCTAGTTAACGTAGGCACAGGGGTACGTGTAGCCTCTGCCGCTACAGGAACTCTACAGGATGTGGAGATTATTGGCAATGTAGGCTCTGGATGTTCACAAGCCCTTGTGGATATGAACACACCTTCAACCTTGGCGGGTTGTAAGGTTAAGGGTAACACCCTGTTGTCGGGTGCCCGTGGATTCCTTAACTCTGGTGGCGCGGGTTCCGTGAGTTTGCTTGAGATCTTTGACAACGACTTTGATGTGGCCTCTACAGCACCAATTGGTGGTACCCTGCCGGTCTCTACAAACATTCGACATACGTCTACCGTGTCTACGTCGGATGCTACTCAGACTTCGATCCTTACACTTGCCTTGCCGGATGAGTCTGCGTGGTCGATCAACACCCAAATTGTGGGCAAAGATTCTGCCACTACAAACAGAGCCGCTTACCTTCAACATGCGCTGATTTATCGTGATGCAGGGGGTGGCGCTACTCTCCAAGGAAGTGTAACCAATATTAGTACGATTGAATCTAATGCGGCATGGGATGGAATCGTCAAGGTATCGAGCAACAGTGCGCAAGTGGCTGTGACTGGAGCGGCTGGTGTCAACGTATCTTGGAAAGCTGTTACTAGCGTAGTGAGCGTCTAATATGCCTACCCGTACCCTACTTGATATGACTCAAGGCATCCTCGAAAAGCTTGATGGGGATGAGGTAAACTCTATCGGAGATACCGTTGAGGCTACTCAGGTAGCCGGGATCATCCGAGATTGTTTCTATGATCTTGTCACAGAGATGGATCTTCCGTCAACCCGTGATGTCTTTGCATTGGAAGGTTTGGCGGATACAGCCAAGCCCACGACCATGAAGTTGCCAAGCAATGTCGCTAAAATCCTATCCATCAAGTACGATGTACGAATTGATGCTGGAGATCCCAAGGCATATACGCCCATCACCTATCTTGACCCATACGAATTTGTGGATCTGTGCAATGCGCGCGATTCTACAGACACAACCAACACGCTTGTCACCACTCCATCAACCAGCGTATCATTGGTTGTCTCAAAGATTGGCGCTCCGTCATTTTGGACTGCATTTGACGACGAATACATCTGGTTCGACTCGTACCTATCAACTCTAGATTCAACACTCCAAGCATCCAAGACTATCTGTGAAGGGTACATGAATCGTCCCTTTACAATGTCGGATACGTTTGTACCGGATCTTCCGGAGAATCTCTTTCCTTTGCTTTACAATACGGCGATGGCTAACGCCTTTGTCATGCAAAAGCAAAGCTCTAATCCCAAGGCTGAACGTAGGGAAAACCGCCTCCGCGTTCGGGCTATGCGTAACAAGTGGCGGACAAAGCGAGATACATATAGTGGACCAGACTATGGACGAAAGTAATATGGACGTGGTTGAGGGTATCCTCACTCGGGAACGTGCAGTGGAGGGCGGTCTTAACCCGATGGGCCATAAGTTCTACATTGAACATCCGCCGGGCACACACCTGATGAAGTGTGCGTGCAAGGATGGACGAGTGAAGATTCCGGATGAGCTTGCGGGTTCGTGGACTTCTCGTCGTATGCTCGAAGATGAGATCCGAAATTACCTTAACAAGATGTGGGACATGAACGACGCTGTTGTTCTTAAGAACTCGCGGGGTAAGGCCGGAGTAAAGGAACGGGACGCAGCGTAACGTGGCTCTTAAGAACGCCGAAAAGACCTACTTCAACTTTACCGGGGGCATCAACACTGATGCCTCCGCGTTGACGTTCCCGGAGAATATGTCTCTGGATGAACAGAACTATGAGTTGATGATTGATGGTTCTCGTCGGCGTAGACGCGGGCTGGCCTTGGAAGAGGACGGCGAAACCTTCAACAATGCCTCGTGGGATTCTACGTATGTCGTGCGTACCCACAAGTGGCACGAAGTAGGAGGTGATCCAGACGTTAACTTTGTTGTGATGCAGGTCGGGTCTAAGCTCTATTTCCTTGATGATAATGTGGAGCCTGTCTCGACAACACTAAAGGACTTTACGATTGACCTAGAAACCTACGGGGTTGCCGGGTCTACCATTGACGACATTGCCACAAGTCCCATTGACACGGCATACGGCCGTGGGTATCTGTTTGTTACACACAAGTACATTAAACCTTTTTGGGTCCAGTACGACGCCACTGCTAGCTCCATCACGGTCACGACCATTACCATTAACGAGCGTGATTTCCAAGGAGTAGATGATGGCATCGCCACAAGTACGGAACCAACAACCCTCTCAGACGATCATAGATACAACCTACTCAACAGAGGATGGAAACAAGCGGATGTCGATGCTTTTTTCACGTCTCAATCGAAGTACCCTAGCAAAGCGATGGTGCCGTGGCTTGGGTACCGCCGCACTAGCACTTCTGGTGTCGCGGAAGTAGATTGGTCCAAAGAGTTTAGTCCGGATAAATTAATTGCGGAGTTGTTCCAAGATGTCTCAGCACCTACTGGTCACTTCGTTGTGGATGCGTTCGATTCGGGAACAACGCCGGAGCCATCCAATACTATCGCCATCACGACTTGGACGACATCTTCTACCACGCCTTCTGCTAGTGCCACAATCACGGTTACTACCGACTCGGCGCATGGGCTATCTCCAGCTGACACGGTTTATATCACGGGCAACCAAGGGTATTACAGTGCGGGAGGATTGTATCTTTTCCGTTCCTTTACCCTTGATGGTACGTACACGGTATTGGGCACGCCCAGTGCTACTGAATTTACGTTCACATTTACGTGGCCTTCCGATTTTGTAACGTGGCTTTCACAGTACCTCAAGAAAGGTTCTACGTATGGTGACGCAGCTACATCTTCGGAGGGCTTGGCAGCGAACGCACGGCCAACTTCGGTTGAATTCTTTGCAGGACGAGTTTGGTATGCTGGTACGCCCTATGATAGACTATCGACCAAGGTTTTCTTTAGTCAGGTTATCGAATCCAACGCCCAGTTCGGTAAGGCATATCAGGTTGCCGACCCCACCGATGAGCGGATCAGTGATCTTGTGGACACAGATGGTGGGGTTATTCTTATCCCCGAAGCTACACAGATTCACCAGATCATAGCGTACAGTGGAGTCTTACTTGTCTTTGCACAATCCGGAGTATGGGAAGTTGGTGGAGGAACGTCAGGCTACTTTACGGCCTCGTCATATCGCGTCCGTAAGATATCCGACATCGGGTCGATGGGACCGGGCGGTGTCGTGGTCGCAGAAAATGTCCCTTTCTTTTGGGGTCAAGGTGGTATCTATCGAATTGCACAGGACCCCAATTCGGGTTATCTTACTGCGCTCAACGTAACGTACAACCGTATCAATACACTCTACACAACGATACAAACCAATGCGAAATACACTACGCAAGGCATTTACGACGACGTTAACAAGCGGATCATGTGGTTGTACAATTCATCGAGCACGGTATCTAACGGAGCCATCTACAACTCCGGACTCGTGTTTGATTTGCGGTACAATGCTTTCGTCCGGTTTAGCTTTACTGCGGATTTGTCATCCTTGTTTACACTCCGCAATGCGGACCTCGAAACTAAAGTAAAGTGGGTAAAGGTAGATGATACCGGCGACGTTACCATTGCGGACGCGGTTTCCACGACATACGCAGACTTTGGGGGGTCTGAAGCTGAGGCATATCTTATCTCTGGGTATGAAGTACTGGGCGACCCAAGCCGGTGGAAGTACGCACCTCTCGTATTTGTCTACCACAAGAAAACTGAGACCGGGTTCACCGATAGTGGGTCGGGAGATCTTACACCGGTTAATGCGGGAAGTACGCTACTCCAAGCTCGGTTCGACTGGGCCGATGCCACCGTGGCAGGCAAGTGGGGAACAGCATATGAAACGTATCGCCACCGGAGGCTATACACCCCGGCTTCGGCAGCCGACTTATTTGAAAATGGGCAGCCGATTATCGTAACTCGCAACAAGATCCGTGGACGGGGTAGGTCTGTACACCTCAAGTTCACGGCCGGTGCTGGCAAGGATTCCCATATCCTTGGATGGCAAGTTAAGTACGACGCTCTCACGGTGCAATAAATATGGCAGGCGAATTAGACGTAGGCGCTGGAGCAGCCACAGGAGCTGCTTCAGGGGCAGCCGCAGGGGCAGCCCTAGGCCCAGTAGGGGCCGGCGTAGGAGCCGTCGTAGGCGGTATCCTAGGGGGTCTGGGTGGATTGTTCAAGTCCAAGGCCAAGAAGTACGCCAAGAAAGCGGCCGCTGTGGACAGGCGTATGGCCGGTAGGGAAGCTGCTGTACAGCGTAGGCAATTGGTACGGGGTATCTATATCGCCCGTGCCCGTGCTGCCGCAGCCGCTGCTGCCCAAGAAGGTACCCTTGGGTCAGCTGCTATGGGTGCTATTTCCTCAATAGAATCACAAGCTAAGTTTAATCTTGGGTTCTTTGACACCCAAGTTGAAGGCATGGGTGAACGTAACAAGTATGCCGCTAAGGCTGGCAAGTTTGCCAACAAGGCAGCCGGTGTGGCCGGTATCGCAAACATCCTAGGTTCGGCCGCTTCTTTGGCCGGTTCATTCAGCTCGTCCAGCAGCCCAACAGGAGGAGCCTTCAACGACTTGATGGTTTCTCAACCGGGCCTCGGTAACCTAGATATCACGGCCCCCATTCTTTCTATGGATGTTCCGTCCATTACAGGTAATTAAGTTGGCAGTCGATAACGAAACATTCTATGACCAAGGGGAAGGGTTCTTCACGGAATCCGTCGATCCCCCGCATGTTGGCAGCACCCCCAAGGATGCGTACATTGCCAACCGTGCCGCTCTTACTAAGACTACACGAGGTGACATTGAAGGACTGATCTCCGAATCAGAGTCTATCCTTGCGGCTATCCAAGCTAACGGTCCGGAGTATGGAGACCAAGTAGCCAAGGATACAGCTGCCTCTAAGTTCAAGAGTGAGGTTGATCGGATTGCCTTTTCGTTTGCTCGTAACTCTGCAAACTACGATCCAGCCGCTATGGCTGATGCGGAAGCCCAAGCCGGTCTAGGTTCTACCCTTACCCCGGACGAGATGGGATTTGCTATGGCGTCCAATGCCATTGCTTCCGTCGAGCAAATGGTGCGAGACAAGACTACCAGTGAGCAGCTGGCACAAGCCACCCTGATGTCCATGGGGCAGACCAAGAGTCCTGTCCTTAAGAACGCTATGGTTACGGACTATCTTCGGGGTAAGCAAGCCGAGCTAATTGGAGAAGACCCCTCGTACATATGGGATACCGCCAAGGTAATGCTTGTGCCTTTCAACACAAGTGGAACGGTACTCAACTATGATGGTGACTACACAAATGATCTTGCGGAGTTCAGATCCCTTACTCTTGAAGACAAGATTGCGCGGTCTGACTATTACTTTCGTAAGATTAAGGATGCTGCCGGTGACAACAGCGTCTTAGCCCAACAGTTGTCCGAACCTTTCGTCCTTTGGGGGGACAAGGAAGCGGAAGATGAGCTTATCATCAATGCGTCTACGGACGTTCTAAGTCTGCCGGATCTACTCTCCCTAGGAGCAGGGGCAGCTGTCGCTACTCGTACCCTGTCTCGTACTAAGAAGCTGTCTGGAGTTGCTGAGGTTCTTAAGAACAGTGGTCACAAGAAAGAAGCTGGTGAACTACTTGGTGAAGTAGCTACGGGTAACGAACGGGCTGAGGTGGTTGCTGGTGCAGACCGAATGGACGCTATTGATGCAGCCAATCCATTTACGGCATCGAAGCCTTCGACTATACGTAAGGCGCTAGCGGGATTGTCAGCCGAGACACAGCGTGGTATTGCACGTAAGACTGACCGTGTACGTAAGATCATGCAACTGTCCACAGACAGTGAGACCACCTTGGGTATCCTAGGTCCTATCACAGACAAGGAACAGATCGCAGCAGCTAACGCACGTATCCTAGAGCAATATGCCGGCAAGGCAGAGATCACTAAGCAACTGCCGAACGGCGTTGAGCTAAAGATTACTATCGAAAATCCAGCCTTTTCTAAGTCTATTCCGGAGATGGAGACACAGATCTCTACCTTGGAGGCTAAGGTAATGGAGCGTAGGGCGGTACTCCAAAAGTCTCGCGCGGAACTTGGAGAAGCAGACTACGCTACCTCGGACTTTGTGAAGGGTGAACTTAAAGAGAAGTTTGCACTTGAAAGTGAAATCGAGAAACTCAAGAAGCAGATTAAACAAGCGGAGAAGGGGCCGACTCTTTCTCGCACACAGACATACCGATACACAGCTGATGAGGTTACCGGCACACTTCGAGCCACAGAAGTAGAGGGTGCCCTTACCCCGGTTAACTCACCCGAAGTGTGGGCTAACCAGCTTGAAGACAACATTGTACAGACAGCCTCAGGTCTAGAGATCCAAAAGGGAACCATTGCGCGTGAGCTTAGACTTGCCGCAGAAGAGACATGGAGTGGCCTGTCTGCCAAGCAACGCAAGAACGTCAGCGATCTTCTTTTGAGAGGCGACCGTGAAGGCAAAGTCTACACTGGTAGAGAGGCACATGATCTAGGGCTAGAATCACCTGCTGAAAAGGGTGCTTACTTTGCTGCAAGAGTCCAGCTTGATGAGCTACATAAGCTCAAGGACCGCATGATAGCCCGCGAGAAAGAGTTCAATGGAGAGATGCGACTCATTCTTAAGGGCGTGGATGGTGAGGATATCACTACCTACGCCCGCCGAATTCGGCAAGAGTCTATACCCCAAGGTGTTGGTAGGTTCTACGATGGTCAAGTGGGTGGCTTGGTTGACACGACGGATGTTGCTAGCACCATTGCCAAGCGGATTGGGAAGGGCTGGCGCTTTGTCAAGTTTGACAAGGGCGTGTCCTTTGGGGACGAGACAGTTAATTGGGGTTTGGTAAAGGAAGCACACCTCAAGCCTATCGGTGGTAAGGGTGTACTCAACTACCGTACAGGCTACACCCCACTTATCCGCAAGGATGTCTTCTATGCTGTACGCACGATTACTAAGCGTAAGGTTGATGGGTACACAGTAGACAATTGGAAGAGTACAGTCCGTCTGTTTGGCAACAAGCAAGAAGCGGATGACTGGGCCGCCACACAAGAAGCGCTTACAGGTGTCAAGCACGAGTCTAAGGCGTCCCGTGAACTACAGACGGAAGACCCAGACTTCCGTGAGGTAATTGACGAACACCACTTTGGTGGTGTGTTCCGTGGTTCCCGTAAAGAAGCTCCGTTGCCCTATGGCAGTGGGGATGGCTTGCACGAGGCTGAGCGTATCTCTGCCCCGGAGGCCCTTGAACGGTACATCAACCACGTAGCCTCGGCTATGCCAATCTCAGAGTGGAGACTTGGCGTTGTTAAGCGATTCCTTAACTCTGCCCAAGAGTACCTCGAAGATCCTACGGATTGGTTGTCACCGCTTAAACTCCCTAAGGGGGACAAGAAACAGAAAGCGTTAGAGGCTTATCGTTCGTGGATCGAGTCACAGCTTGATCTGCAAGGAACTGAGGATAGGTTGTGGGCTAATGCTACCCGCACCATAGCGGAGTGGATGGACCCTTACGTTCTTAAGCACGATGGTAAGGTTCGTGGTAGAGCAGTGGACGCTCTCAGGCTGCGCTTGCTACGCACTTCTTCTAAGCCCGCTTTGTTTGCCCGCATCAAGAGCATCACTAACCACGTGTACCTTGGTGGCCTTAACCTAGCTCAGATGCCCGTACAGATGCTCAACGTACAGATTGTACTTTCGTTGCATGGTACCAAGGCTGTGTCGGCTATGGCTAAGTGGCCTGCCCTCCGATGGGGTATGTACCTTAAGCGTGACCCAGAAGCTTGGGCTGAGTTTGCCAAGGCGGCGAATATCAACCCAACACACTTCAAGACCATGATGAAGGCGTACCATAAGTCGGGTATCGTAGATTCTGTGTGGACTAACGCGGACATCGAAGCATCACGTCACGGCTTTTCTGCTACGGCTAGGGGCTTTGACAACCTTAAGAACACGTCCATGTTTATCTATCGAGAGTCGGAGTTGTTCAACCGATCCATCTCGTGGATGGTAGCCTATGAAGAAGCTATGGCTAAGAAGGGTGCCGGAGCGGTACTCAATGATATGGAACTTCGCTCGGTTATGGACCAGATGCACAAGTACACCCTCAACCTTAGCCGACCCAATGCCGCTATGTGGCAGCACGGGTTGCTTGGTGTGATGACACAGTACGCACAGGTGGGTGCCAAGTACCTAGAGAACCTGTTACCCAAGGGGTTTGGTGGTACAGGCAACTGGACCAACGCAGAGAAGGCCCGTGTGTTCATGGGCAGCATTGCTATGTTTGGTAGTGTGGGCTTGCCGTTTGGTACATGGATACAACAGAACGTAACTTCGTACCTTAATGAAACTCAGAACCCAATGATGATGACCCCCGAGGGACGTGCATTCTTTAAGGGTGGATTGACTGAGGCGTTGTTCCAGTACTTCACCGGGGCTAGCCCGGACCTTGCTAACCGCACCTCCCTGATGGCAGCTACGTCTGATCTAGCCAAGGTTGTCATGGACCCCATTGAGGTGGTCTTCGGCACAGCTGATGGTGGGACTAAGGCGGCGTTCTTAGGAGCGTTCGGTGGTTTGTTCCACCGAGTCACGGATTCGTGGCACGTGCTTTCACCTTTGATCTTCTCTACGTCCCCCATGGAACACACCCAAGAGACCTTTAAACAAGCTCTATGGGGTGTTGGAGAACTCTTCTCATCTGCCCGCAATGCCCACAAGGCTTACTTGTGGGAGACAGCTGGCTATATGTTCAACCCTAACACTGGACAGAGGTACATGCCACTTGATCCTGACCACGGAGATTGGCAGCTCTTCTACCAGAAGATTGGCATGACTCCCCGTGAGATGGCAGACTACTACGCACTAAAGGAAGAGAACTTCAAGCGGGATGATCGTATTAAGTTGGCCGTAGATATGGCCTACGCTGCGGCACAACGGTACGCCACTAACTCTGATCTTCACTTTGATGACAAGTACCGTAGGTTTGCCGCTGCCCAAATTGACATCATCCTAGAGGGACTTGATCCGGGTGAGCGTGAAGAAGCTGGCCGTCTGTTTGTCGAACGACTTAAGCAACGTGACTACGCCCTTACCCGTGAGATTCTTAAGAGCATCGAACACATCAATCGTACAGGGGATACGGAAGGTTACGAGGGTAATGTTCACCTTGATCCGTCCACACCACTCCCGCCTAAAGAGGACTAAGACTTACCATGCCTGTTGGTATTGTTGACAACTTGGACCCGAGCGGTCCTTCTAATATCCCTGCCAAGCAGTTTACGGAGTCTGCTGTTCCGGAGCTTGCTAGTGCCGTGAAGACTGGCTTAGACTATTGGGCTAACCGTAATAACACGAAAGCCCTTGGCTCTGTGTCTGACCAGCTGTCCTCTCTTGAGGAATCACAAGCCCGTTATAACGTCATGCTTGAGCAGCTTGACCAAGAGCGTGCGGCAGCTGCATCTGAGAACCGTGATGCAGCTTACCTTACGGAGCTTAATGGCAAGTACCGTAAGCTTAGGGCGGGTGAAGTACAAGGCGCATTGCCTCCGTCTCACGTAAGACTAAAAGCCATTGAGCTTACACGTGATGCGGTCAATAAGTATCCCCAGTTGCAAGACGAGATCTTTAAGATCCGTGATACGGTCATTGATAACGTCCGCCAGAACGACTACAAGGTAGCGTCTGATCCGGAGAGTCAAGCCGAAGCGGAGCTACTCAAGGCTGCGGTCACAGCTGGCGGTGGGGATTACAGCCAAGGCATCCGACTGTACAACATTGGCCTACAAACGCGGATCATGGACCAGCAGCTAGAACTAAAGCAACGCTTTGGTAAGCTGAAGTTCAACGACGTGGCGGAAGCTGCCCGGTCTGATGGGCGAGAAGCTTCTTTTGCCCTTCTTTCACAGGTAGAGGCAGCTTACTCAAAGGGTATTGCTGATCCGGGCTGGATTACACAGGCTGGTATTGAAACAAAGATTGCTCTGGGTGCTCAGATTGATGAGCGTATCAAAGCATACACAGCTGATGGCAAGCTGGAGTTTGACCCCGCGCAGATTAAGGCCCTTAAAGATGAGGCCAACCAAGCTGTTGACCTTATGATTGCCAATGCTTCTCGTTTCGATTCTATGGCTGATAAGCAGAAGGCTGCCACTCTTCGTAAGACTTACCTTGAGTCTCAAAAGCAAGCCCTTGAGAATGGCAGACTTGAAGCTTTCATTCAAAGCTATGGGTGGACTTATGGACCTGTCTTTGCAGAGAACCCAGACTTCTTTGTCAAGTGGATGGAAAAGCTTACTAACACAGTAGATGCCGCACGCCAATCTAAGGATAGAGATATTGGCCCTTACTTTGACAAGCTTATCCAATCTGATCCTACTTACCGATTTGGTCTTACAAAGGATGGTAACGGTAACTACAACATTCCTTTTATTGGACAGTTGTATGAGCAGTTTGGTGCTTACGCACAGCAGCACTCTCTTGAGCAGCACGACAAAGACCCTGTTCGGGGTCCGGGTACAGCCAAGGGTACAGCTGAAGCGCAAGCAGCCTTGTTGCCTATGATTGATAGTGGTACTAGGTTTGACAAAGGACCGGAGACTATGAAGTACTTTCAAGTCTGGGTACCGGGACTCACACCGAGTGATATCCTTAAGCGTCCGACACTTCGTCTCGACCTTGCGGAAAGTCGAACTGACTCCCCGGCCGTAGCCAAGGAACGTCAGATCCTTCGGGAACGTACATCCCAGTGGCAAGCCAAGGCTATTGAGCAGGCTCTTGCCCGCATTGATCCGGAGGCTGTAAAGAACCTTGACATTACGGAGGGTGGTATCTTCTACCGTGAAGGGTACAAGCAAGCACCTCTTATGGTTGGGCGGTTCACTAACTTCAAAGGCATTGATCCTAACAAGTCTTATCTTAAGACTCTCAACGATGCGTTCACCGTTCTTAAGATCACCAATCCCAAGGACTATATGAACGTAGCCCGTGAAGCTTTGGGAATGGAACCGGCAGCAACGCCGGATGAAAAAAAAAATCCCCTGATGCGGGAGCCAACAGCCTCGGAGAATAAGTTCTTCAAGGACAATCCCAATGTAGGAGGTATGGCTGCGGCGGATAACAAGGTTATCCTTAACCCCTACTCTAAGCTATCACCCACTGAGAAAGAGGCGGTAGCTTTGAATGAGACTGGTAGGATCTACATGCGTAAAGGGATCATTGAGAAGCCTAGCTTTGAACTGACGCCGGAACAAAAGAAAGCCTTCAAGGACTACGGATCAGAGGATGATATCAGGCAGACTATTGCTGCTAGGATTATGAGTGGTGATCCTTCTGCCATCAACCCAACTAAGGAACAGAAGGTGTACGCAGAACAACTGCGGGAAGTTGTGAGTGGTGATTACGGTTTGCGAAAGGATGGGACTAGAAAGGGTACGGGATTTTTGGGTGCACTACCCATGACTGATGGCTCAAGGGACTTTATGACAGAAGTGTCGGTTGGGGTAAACTTTGATGGCAAGGAAGTAGAGATACCAACTCTAGTTCCGACATTGACTAAAGAAGAGGTAGACTACATTCGGGCAGGTGGTGACCCAACGAAGAATAAGTCTATCATGGACAAGGCTGTTGAACATGCAAGGAAACGGATAGCTAAGGGCTTGAGTCCGTTTGCAAATGATGGACCTCCGAGTAATTAAGCTGGTCGGTGACCACGAGGGTTACCGGCAATTCGTTTACGATGATGCTACGGGTAAGCCTATTGGCCCCGGATCGGTGGTCGAGGGGTACCCTACCGTGGGGTACGGACTGAATCTGCAAGGCCGTGGCGTTCTTAAGGACGAGGCTGAATATCTTTTAAAGAAAGAACTGGAGACTATTGATGTCGAACTGGATAAAGATTATGGCTGGTACAAAACTCTCAGCCCTGTACGCAAGAGTGTCCTCATGGATATGCGGTACAATCTCGGCCGTGCGGGCTTGGCCGGGTTCCGCACGACGTTGGGTCATATCCAAATGGGTCGCTTTGCTTCTGCGGCTGATGCCATGATGCAAAGTAAGTGGGCTACCCAAGTCAAGGGTCGCGCACTTACTCTCTCCCGAATGATGAGGACGGATGAGTGGCCCTAGAAACTAGGCTAATTGAGGATATCCAAGCCTACGTCGATGCGGCGGTAGGTGGCGGCGGTGGGGGTGGTGTCTCGGATGGGGACAAAGGGGATATCACGGTCTCCGGGTCCGGAGCTACGTGGACCATAGACAATGGGGTTGTGTCTACGGCTAAGATGGGCGGGGACGTTACAACGGCCGGTAAGGCCCTCCTAGACGATGCAGACGCGGCTGCACAGAGGACTACCCTAGGGTTGGGAACGGCCGCTACAGCGGCTTCTAGTTCGTTTGCGGCAGCTTCCCACAGTCATGCCCAGTCTGACGTTACGAACCTTGTCTCTGACCTAGCTGCAAAGCAGCCTCTTGACTCTGAGCTTACGGCTATTGCGGGGCTTACCTCTGCGGCGGATAGGGTACCGTACTTTACAGGGGCAGGCACAGCTGCCTTAGCTACGTTCACCGCAGCTGGAAGGGCACTGGTAGATGACGCCGACGCGGCGGCTCAGCGTACGACACTAGGTGCTGCTGCGGCATCACACAACCACGCCGCGTCAGAGATTACGTCTGGTACTGTTGATACGGCTAGACTAGGTTCTGGTACAGCGGACAGTTCATCGTATCTTCGTGGTGACCAGACGTGGGCTACCATCGCGGGTGGTGGTGATGTTACCGGCCCGGGGTCGGCTACCGACAACGCGATCACGCGCTTCGACGGTACGGGTGGCAAGACGATTCAGGACAGCGCGGCTACGGTGTCAGATGATGGCGTACTTGATTCAGCCATTAACTCTGGCGCGTGCGCTGTCAAGATCCCACTCGTGTGCTGGATCAGGCAAGCTGCTGACCGCACGCTGACCTCTACGACCGCTGCCCAGAAGATATTCGACAGCGTAACCAATGGCACGCTGACACTGCCAACCGGTATCTACCGGTTTGAGTACCTCGTGTGGGTCACGGGTATGTCGGCCACAAGCGGCAATGCCCTTATCAATCCAGTAGGCGGCGGCAGTGCTACGACGGATCGGTGGACGCATCTAGACTATGGTGTAGACAACAACGCCGCCGGGGCCGGTACGTATTCCATAACTGGCGGCATGACAACGACCGCCGGCTCTAGCGCATCCGCCGTCACGGCCACCACCCAGACGGCCATGCGTTCCGAGGGACGTGGCATCTTCCGTATCTCGACTGGTGGAACAATTATCCCGTCTATTTCTCTCGTGACGGCAGCCGCAGCCACGTTGAAGGCGGGATCGTACATCATCTTTGAACGTATTGGTGAATCCGGAGACGGATCAGTAGGAGCATGGACATAACACTATGGGTATTCTAACGAAGATACTGGCGGGACCAGTGACTATGATTGGGGAGATAGTCAAACGCCGAATGGAGATCAAGGCGGAGGCGGTTAAAGCTAAGATAGAGCTTGAGCGGGCCATGCTTGATCGCCGTATCGAGTTGATAAAGTCGGGCTTGACGGCAGACATGAATTGGGAAATGGAATTTGCTAGACAAGCGGAGTCCTCGTGGAAGGATGAGTACACCCTGATCGTAGTGAGCATCCCCCTTATCATGGCTTTTATACCGGGGCTAGCTCCCGTCGTTGCGGCCGGGTTCACCGCTTTCGCTACTACTCCCCTCTGGTACCAAGCTATGGTCCAAGTTATCTTCTACGCTACCTACGGTATCCGTATGTGGAGGCGTACTCAGTCCGACACGTGACAGCCCGGCTTCAGCTAGTACATAACGAACGGCCCGCATTACGCGGGCCTTCTTATTTGTGGTGGTCATACGTGTCCTTAAGAACGTTGCCGTACCTGCACACAAGCAGTTCTTACATCAATGCTTCCACTGCTTCGATAAACTGCACCAGCTGCTGCCCGGCATTGCTCTAGATTTGAAATGTCCGTAACAGTTGTAATCGCCACACTTGACCCACTGCTGTTGTGCAAAATAATGATTAGAGTCCATGCGTATAACATATGATTCCTTTATTAAATGGATCAGGGGCTAGGACTCGAACCTAGATTCATAGAGTCAAAGTCTATTGTCCTACCGTTAGACGACCCCTGACTAAAGATGGTGCTGGCGGTAGGAGTCGAACCCACGACCGCCCGCTTACAAGGCGGGTGCTCTACCGTCTGAGCTACACCAGCATGTTAACTTGGAGCGGGATGTGGGACTCGAACCCGACCTCTGTAGCTTGGAAGGCTACGGCACAACCTCTATACCAATCCCGCCAGTCAATTAAAAACCAGCCTTCTCTCTAATCTTTTGCTTTTTTGTCTCCGTCAAGGGATCTCGTTTCGAGCGTGGCTTAGTCTTCCACGCTTTCTTCTTGGCACGCTTAGCGTTAAACTTCTTGTCGTCCACAGTTACTCCGGCATACCATAGGGCTTGGGTTCGTACAGGTACCGTACCATCTTGTCCTTCTTGGTACGCTCCGCATACTCCATAGTCCATCGAGTACCTGAGGACTTACCATCCCACATGATGATTACGAAGTCCGAGTTGTCGATGATCTGCTTGTTGCGTGCAAAGAAGAACTTAGGGTTATAAGGGGTCTTTGGGTCCACCATATGATATGGCTTGAACAGTACAAGGTCGAGCTTTTTGGCTCGCGCGTAACCTTGAACGAGGGTATCACAGCCCACGGCACCTCCGGCCATAAGTACGATACCATTACCTGAGCGGTCCGCGAGGCTAGGAAGGATTGCGTCGAGATGATTGGACACCCATCCCGCATCAACAATGGACCGAGAACCACTGATACCGACACGCATAGTTACTCCTTATCAACTTTATAATACAAAGCGTCGTGCTCTTTCCACCGCTGGTGGTGCCATCCAACTACACCGAATAGACCAATAACTGTCAAGGCTAAGACTAACCACGGACTATAGTGGGTACACAGGTACCCCACCAGTAACATGAGACCTATCACGCCACCTAAGTAAAGGGCCAGCCATCCGAAGGTAGTCAGCCCACCAATCAAGGCCCACTCAATGTGCTTCTTGAGTGTGGCTTTCCGGGTAAAATCCAGTAGGCTATGCCTGTAACTCATGGTATTATTACCTCCGGTTCTTAAGAGCAAAGGCCAAGGCCATACCCGACACAACACCTAAGAGTGTCAAGACAATTAGAAGTTCACCCATGTTAGATATCCTTTAAAGTTCACACACGCCATTAGTACACGCAAGCTCTTGGCTTGAGGTAGTGTTGTCTACGTCTTCTTGGAAAGACGTAAAGTCAATTGCCTTCGGAGATTGTTCCACAAGCACATCGTAAGTTCCTTCCGTAATAGACTCGTAGGGGGGCTGTCGGTAAGTTCCAGAGTCGTAGGGTAAAAACGATACACCTGACACTTCATCAAAGTGAGAGTATGTCCAAGCTCCAACATCGAACCACTCATTTTCCCGGACATACACAGTGATGGATGGCTTGTGTTCGCACCAGTCTTCCGCATAGACACCCCACAACTCTAGCTGTTCCAAGGCGGTAACTTGATCCCGCAGAACCGCGCCCTTAGGACTTTCCACCGGAAACGAGAACACATAAGCATTCGGGTTGTAAGTATCCACCTCATAGGGTACCCCTTGTGAAATCATATGGGCAGCTAGTGGGTCCTTAATGTCTTGTCGGACTCGTCGTATGTAATGGGATGAATAACGCGGGTGGATACCGCTCGCGCTATTGACCAGCTGAGAAACCGTGCCGCTAGGTTTGACACAAGTGATGCTAGCACTAGGACGGATGCCCAGAACTTTTGCCGTAGCTTCATTTGTTTCCACGGCAACATCACGTAGACGCCGGAGTAGTCTTCCACAACCGGGGTTCCTTGTGAGTTCGTTATCGTAGATGCCCGTAAGGGACACGCCTAGAAGTCGCTCGTCTTCAGTATTCCTTTTCCACTGAGATGTAAGGTATCGAAAGTCTGTAAGAGTTGCTTGTAGTGTTCCGAGTACTGTAGCAACGCGTACTTTCTCTTCGAGATCGCTCGCATTATCGCCATGTCTAACGACCACTTCGGAGAGGTTACAGAATTGGTTAGGACGAAGGATAATCTCACTACATGGATTTGTTCCGAAATCGTAGCTAGGGTCTCGGCGTCCAGTCCCTCGTGCTTTAGCTTGCGAAGCGGGGCGGCTAAAGATTCCACGCTCTCCGGATCGAGACTCGTAGAGGGAAAGCCACTCCCGCATAAAGATTCCAACATCAGGCTTCTCCGTATAGCACACCGAGTTATTAGCCAACGCACGTTGTGGGTTAGACACCCACCATTCACCGGACTTAGCGTGCCTCATGCGCTCGTCCGTAAGATTCGACAACGAGAGCAGTGCCGATCTCCGTACACCACCGCACACCACGATATCTGCGATCTTGCAAACGATGTCATGGCATTCCATGCTCGTGAGTTTTCGACCAGCTGCATTTGTAAAGATGCTGGTTGTAAAGTGCAATAGATCTTCGAGAGGTGCGGGTCCAGATGCCCGCCCTCCGAAGGTTTTGAGACGCGCACCTGCTGCACGGATGTTTGTAAGGTCGAATCGTGGTATGATACCTGAGTAGAGCAGAGATACAAACTTGCGATAACCGTCAGCCCATCCAATCTTGGAATCCCGGAACACAACTGTACAATCCGAGCCACAGAATTTCTCCGGCACTACTGGCAGTTGGTTAACATACTGGCGCTCCACCGAGAATCCAACTCCGGTCCCGCACATAAGAATGTATAGCACCTCATCAAAGGCGCGAGGTGAGTCAATTGGTAGGTATGAACAATTGTAACCTGCCACATTGTCTCTATCAAGGGCTTCTCCCGCTGTCATCAAACACCGCATTGATGGCATCACCTGAAGGTCAACAGTAGCTTTAAATAAACTGGCCGGTTGGATCGCACGCATCTGGGTCTTAGTAAGACGACCTTCCCAATAATCAGATAGGCGTAATACCGATTCCACCCAAGTCTCACGTCTCCGTGATACCTCACTATATCGTGCATAACGAGATACCGCAATGTACTCTTGATAAGGTGTCGGCAAGCTCACAGGTCGTATTCCTCTACCTCAGAAGAGGGAATCATGGCATCATGCCCTTCGTTCTTAAGAATCACCAGCTTGCTTTCTTTCTGGTCAAGGTGGTGCTTGAGTGCCGCACGGAAAGTCTCAACACTCTCAGCCAGCCGGTCCACCTTCTCCAGCATATCATGGGTAGCTTCCTTGGTAGTACGTCCCCCCCACCCACCGAAGTCAAGCTGAACCATCTTGGTACAGTCTGAGAGCAGGAAGGCAGCATCAAGGGCCATACGGTACCGATTGGACTTAGTACCATCTTCTTCTGTAGTCACCTTCTCTTGAAGAGAGGAGGTTACTCGCCACGACGCAGTGGAGTTGACGTTCCACGGATCTAGCATAACCGAATCGTGAGCCATGACTTTATCAATGTCACGGTAAACCACATTCTTCGTAGTCTTTTCAGGCGCTTCCATTGTAGTCATCCTCCAGTGTCTCGGAAATAATCTGTGTGTACTCACATTCATCGTCATCATCTAGACTCGACGCGTACTCAATGTCACTATCACGTATGCGAGCTAGATAGCGTGCTGTTTGAGAGGGGAACTTAGAGACCAGATCCTCCGTAGTTAGTTCCAAGAGATCAACTACCTCGTCGGGGTCACGGTTGCACAACTCCCGTACTAGATCCTCATAGGGTGAGACAATCGAATTCCCGTTCTCGTCTTCGTACTTAAGAACTCTTCGACGGCGCATCACCATATTCCTTTTTCAAACGGGAAAGACTAATAGTAGAAATGTCAACACGATTGAAGCCGGTATGGTTAAGTACAACCAGACCTCTCCAGTAAGAAGTAACGCTACCTTGAGCATACTCCGCAACATTTTCAAAGAAGCATCCGACGTTGATGGCTTGGTTAAGGTGAGGTGAATTGTGACGGTGAACGCAAGCAATGTCAAGATTGTGAGTATGCCCATACACAACAGAGTTGTGATAGATACTAAGAGCTTTAGCGGTTCCATTGGCCCCACCTATGGCCTTACCTCCCTCGTTATGAGGGACGTGAGTGAACGATACGCCGTTGTAAGTGTAATCCGTCTTGTAAGCAACCCACGTCCAATCAGGACAAAGATCGTTAT